GAAAGAAAGAAAGAAAGAAAGAAAGAAAGAAAGAAAGAAAGAAAGAAAGAAAGAAAGAAAGAAAGAAAGAAAGAAAGAAAGAAAGAAAGAAAGAAAGAAAGATCTTCTAATACTTGCACATACATCCGAAAGCTCCCCGAAATCCATTAGTATTCTATGACATTTTAAACAATGGCGCAATCCCTAAGTAACACTTCATAGAGTAAAAGTGCTGACAAGTTTTTTTCAAACTTTTTCACAAAAAAACAATTCTAAGACAAAGCTTATTGAGTGATACTTACCTTAGCAACATGGGTACGGTAGAAAGCGAAATTCTAAAGTTTATAAAGCCTAACGAGCGGTTTCGGAGAATCAAAATGTCTTGAAATATCGGGAACTTCGTTTGAGACGAGTTCAAAATCGCATAACGTTTATTGAAAACTTTCTTTCCCAATCAAAACTGCATTTGTAAACGAACCTACGAATTCCCGATTTGTTTATAAACCGGCTTTTTGCGACAATTTATAAAAACCACTCGGGAAGAACGATATTTAGACTCTATACGTTATCTCAAAAATATCTTAGAGTTCGTTATTTTAAACAAAGATAAAACATTTTTAAAATAACTTATAGTTGTTAATCATCTCCACATCATAGGGTGTCTAGAATTCTGCGTCTAACACAGGATTTGTGCTTAAATTAACGGTACTCTATTTTATGGGGTAGTATCATTAAGAATAGAGTTGTTGAAAAATTCCATGGTTCAGATTAGAAAAACCGCTTCAAACATCCATTTGTCCCCGAGCGTTACCAGAGACGAGAATGTGCAGTAAAAGCTTAACTGAATGTAAGAAAATGGAGGATTCTCGTTCGATTTCCTATAGAATACCGGAAAAATTGGAAATTCACTTTCCAAGCACCTCCGATCTAACGTGTTGGATTAAAGAACCATTATCCACTAAAGTTCCTTTTCCGGTTCCCTTAACACCCACTGTAAGAGGACTATTTGCTGGCTGAATGTTGGAACTGATCCGATCTCGAATCGCGCCTACGAACGCTTCCCCTAATGCCAGAGCATAGGAGTGAGGTGTTGCCTTTCCAATAAGAACCATCTCAAGAATAGGAATCGTTTCATTTAGGATTCGATCAACGGTTGCTTGATCGTCGATGACATATCGAATAAAAGAACGTTCAGGAATAACTACTTCCTTAACCAGAAGGAAATACGGTTCAATATCTTTGCCATTGACTTTAGCAAGAATTGCTGATTCTCCTTTCTTTCCAGGGATAAATGTTAAATCAAAATCAGTTGCACGTTTTCCTTTAAGTTCCGGTTTAAGAGGTAAAGTTAGATATTTACCGTTTTTAGGAATTATGGTGGTACCGAATTCATTAGCATAACCAATATTTAAAATTTCAGAATCAGAGTCTTCAAGAAGACCGACGTCAACAGAAATACCATCCAAGGCCCTCAAGCTCTTTGCCAGATCGTCAAATAGATTATCACCTGAAATTTCTATCATATCTTAATTATAAAGTTATTTTGAAAATTCCTTACACGATAAATTTCAAATTTTATACCGGAAGCCTTTTCGCAAGGTATTTAATGAAATTGAAATCTTTTCCATAATCTATAATTGGACCAATTTCATAAGAAACATCCAGATAGTTTATTTTATATTTGTTTTTGAATGTTGGAACTTTCGACATTTCTAATATTACTTTATCTTCTTGAGAATATTCGCCTTGGGACGTATTTTTTCTATCAAGACCCCTAACTGGCAAAATAACTAATTTGATTGGAATTTCCGGGCCGTAGCTAAGGCCAAATTCACCTTCAACATACCCTTCAGTCGGAATTTGATACGTCGCTGGTTTGAACAAAAACTTAATTTGAGATCCTAAGTTTGAAATCATACAAGCCGGTCGTTCATACCTATTAATTTTGAAAGTAAAACTTGATATTCTTGTAGATAAGAAGAGGAACTAATTGTATCGGAAGCGTCGGAATTCTTCTCAACGTTTGAATAAGAAATTGCAATTCCTTCCACTCTTAAAGATTCAATGGCTCCACCCGAATTATTTGGGTCGAGAGAGTTTTGAGCTCGATTGTATTTTTGTATTAAATAAAGTGCAAATAATCTTTGTAATTCATCGAAGTCCGAGTGGGATTCTTGAATTCCGTCTCTAATAACATTTCTTTTAGCCCGATTTAAAAACCAAATTAATTTCGGATCTTCAAATGTGTCTTCGGGCAATGAAAGTTTGAATTCGGATAAGGAAATTTCTGACATGAGATATAAAAAACCACCTACAGCTTTTCAGCTTTCGGTGGTAATTGCTTAGATCGTACCGTCTCCGATCTTGTTTCCACGATAAACAGCGGAAGGATGGTAGAGCATACATCCACCAGTTTTCATTCTGACAGGAATTTTTGCGTTACCATTTCCATCTTTTTGGGCATCTTCCGGAAACTGTTGTACGTCATAGAACATTCCTAACTGAACGACTTCGGGACGATTGTCCATAACGACAAAGCAATCGTGAGAGAAACCGGTATAGTCTTTCGAAAATTCCGGAAAGAAGAAAATATTTTCGAAGATACGATTGTCTTGAAGATATTTCAAAAGACTATAAGTAGGAGTCGTCGGGGAAAAAGGTTCCGTGAATTTTGAACTCAAAGAATCGGGAATTCCGAGAGTATTTGGAGCAAAGATCGGTTCTCCATCAACTTTCACAGACTTAACTTTTGCGATACCTTTGTTAATATCCTTTAATATCTCCATTGAACTTTTATTCTTCCAGTATTTTTTTGCATCACCTGTTTCAGATGAAGATCCGTTTTCGGCATCTTCTTGATGAATTTTCATCGTTACCGATTTGCCATCCATCGTAATGGTTTCTTCAAAGTTCAGAAGTCCTTTCATTCCTAATTTTGGATCACCTAAAAAGAAAACTCTGTTTTCTTTTTTATAAATGAAGTTACCTGAGTCAGCGACCCGGTTTGCTTGAAGATCAATTTTAGGACCACGGCCAGACGATTGTCCTTGTTGAATCAATCGGATTTCGCTTTCCGACAAAGGATAAGCGTTTGAAATCACATATCCATCATGTGTAATCCAACCTCCTTTTTCTCCGATGAGAGGGATATGAGAAGCAAATTGTCCCAGGGCAAATACTTCCGCAGATCCTTCCGGCGTGTACCAATAATATCTAAAGGAGTCGTTTGCAGGATCCTTTGCAATTTTTGGACTTGCAATCTGTCTTGCCCTCAATAGGGTTCTTGGCGGGGACTTTAGAATATCATCAACTTCTGTTAGAAGTTCTCTTGTTAAAATTCCATTCATACGTTATTCCTCCTTTAAAA